TTATATTACCTTGAAGGTAATATTGATAGCCTTCGCCCGTTGCTGAACGAATAGCATCAATACATTCAATCTCATCTTTAGTATAATGTGGTGGGTGGTTTACGTTATCTTTTTTCATGTTTCTCCCTAACATTACTAACCATATCGTCCACTCTACCCTTATTCCACAAATAATTCAAATAACATGCTGCTTTATACTTTGTCCAAGAGAAATCAAAACCTGATACTACAACACCACTACGTCCTAACATCTCTCTTTGCTTGTCACTCATTCTTTCATTCAACCATCTACGACCTTTCTCAGCACTGTTACCATCTTCAATCTCTCTAAGAAAGTCATCAGCAGACGCAATAGCTTGTTTTCTTGTGCCAATACTAATCATTCTAATCTTGCCACCAGAACGCTTTATAAGACCACATGACAAATCACCTACATCTATGACCATTGCAAAACCATTGAACCCTGTCGCTGCGACACATTTACCCGTACCAAATATATCCAACCAACGAAAAGGAGATCTATCAATGAGATCAATCTCTGTCATGGTAAATTCTTCTAATTGTGAATTATCATTCTTTCCAAATTCAAAACCACACATAGGACATTCTCTAACACCTAAAGGCACTACTGAATTACACTCTGGACAAACCTTCTCAGGTGCATCACCTTGTAACTCTGACTGCGAACCCTCTAAGTTTACTTCTTCTTCAAGTGAGCCATGCGTTAAAACAGATGTACCAAAGTCAAGAACAACACAATCTGTCTTGACAATATCTGGATACTCATTCTGGTCTATGGTTCGCAAACCACGACCAATCATCTGAACCATTGTTGATTTATAAGAACAAGGACGGGTTAGAACAATACAGGATACAGGAGGTGAGTCAAACCCCTCTGTTAATACAGATACGTTGACTACGACCTGTGTATCCCCACTCGACAAATCCTCCAAAATCTCTCTTCTCTCAGTTTTGTCTGTGTTCCCTGTAACTATCTTTGCATTGATACCTTCTTCTACAAATTCCTGACATAAATCTTCTGCATGTGCGACTGTAGAACAAAACACTACAGTCTTTCTATCATTGGCTTTATCTAACCATTCGCTTACAACTCTTTGATTGATAGCTCGCTTGTTCATAATACGAGCTACTTGATCCATATCGAAATCAACCACTGTTTTCCGAACATTCTCAAGTTCAGAACGTACACCCACGTCAATGACGTAGGTTTTTGGGGAGACAAGAAAACCTTCACGAATAAGGGTTGATATTTCAATCTGATGTGAGCAATTGGTAAAGACTTCACGCAAACCTTTCTTATCCCCACGATTAGGCGTAGCAGTGAACCCAACAATTTCAACCTTGTCATTAATTTGTTTAGCATGATTAATTATCCGAGTGTAAGTGTCGGCTACCACATGGTGGCTTTCATCAACAACCAACATGTCCATAGCTTTCATGTTATCTAAATTGTTCGGTCTGGATAATGTCTGCACCATAGAAAATACAGCATCTCCATTCCAATCTTTTTCTTCAGCGTTAACAATGCTGGTCAATATATTGGGGTTTATGCGTTTAAACTTATCCATATTTTGATTAACCAGCTCATCTCTGTGCTGCAGAACCAGAACATTTCTTCGGGTTTGACAGCGTTTGCCTATCAAAGCAGAAAGCATTATTGTTTTGCCTGCACCCGTTGGTGCAACAACAACAGTATTGCCATGCTTATCCAAAGCATCTATAGCCGAATTAACAGCAATCTCTTGATATGGTCTTAAAAGCATAATGCCTCCTTTCTTTTAATTAAATTACTCAACAGCCACAACGCAACTCAACTGAACCTAACTCAGCCAACCTCAACTGCCTAAACATAACTAACAGCACCTCTCCCCAAGATAACAGAACTCAACTGCCTTAACCGAACCTACCTCACCCAAGCATAGATGACCCAAACACAACTGCCGTAACACAACATAACGCACCTCGCCTGAAACCAACGCACCTAAAATCGCCTGAACATAACTCAACAGCCTGAACTTATCGCACCCCTACATAGAATATCGCACCTCACCCCAACTGCCTAAACCGACCATAACGGATCCAGCCGCACCCCTAAATATCTCAGCCAACCTCAACTCACCTACAACTGCCACAACGCAACGCAACTGACCTGAATGTAACTCACCTCACCCAACAATAACTGCCATACCGAAACGCAAAGTAACTCAACGCAACTCTCCTCACCTCAACAATAACTGCCTAAACGTAATGAAACGCAACGCAACGCAACTGACCTGAACGCACCTCGACTGCCTAAACGGATCGCACCACAACGCACCCCTCCCAACCACAGACTAACAAAACTCAACTGCCTCAACTGATCCTAACTGACCCAAGAAAACCCAACCCCAACTGAACTGCCGTAACTTAACATATACCAACGCAACATAATCCTAACTGACCTGTCCCCTCCTCAACACGACACAACAGCCAATCCTCAACGCAACGCATCTTAACGGACCTCTCCAAACCCCAAGAGGACTGCCTAAAAAAGTGAGGCTTATATAACCTCACTCTCCACACTATGTTCTTCCAAAGAATTTGCTACTTCTTCAAGGTTCTCTATATCTACTTCTTTTACAGCACAGATACCTTTATATCTTTTAGTCCAAGATCTTAATTCTCTACAGGCTTGACGACATAACTCAGCAACAATTTCAGGATTATCCAAGTCAAACTTTTGATAACCACCACCCTGTGCTCTACCATCTATAGGAGAGATATAAGTAGGAAACTTTAACACCTTTGGCTCACTAATACCAATACTATCTGTTACATCAACAGTATCAGGTGTTACATCTTTATATTTAATGGTTATTCTACAACCTGAGAAAAACTGACGAATTTGCTGTATTCTATATTTAATTGCAGCTTTTTCATCATCCCACTCTAATACTTTATACATTGGGTGGTCAGGCTGTGTAGACAACCATTCGTGAAACTCGGCAGGAACAATAGTGTTCCTGCCTGTCTTATTTAAATAATCATCAACAATTGCTTGACGATCTCTTTTGCCAAATCTTTTAGGTTTAGCCATTAAGCAACTTCCTTAATAATAGCCGCTCTTTTAAGCCTCTCTTGCGTAATTGCTTCATAGAGTTCGTGGCTCATATTATCATGTGCCTCAATCTCAGGATTTTCTAAAGCAAGTTTTTGACAAGTAGCACCCTCTTCTTTGACTAGACGATCAAAAATCTTTTGATCATCTTTTGTTTGGACGATCCTATATCCTCCCATTGGACCACCCTTTTCAATTCGCCAATCACCCAAGCCACATAACGTACCTGCATTAACGAGCAATGCCGTAATGTCAAGCTGACTAAATGTAGGGTTAATATAACGAACTGTAACTTCAGTACACCAATTAGGTAATTTAGCACGGGTGCGAATATCAGGTGTTCTGTTTATATCAGAAGAACGAACAACAGACATATTCATATAGGGTTTACCCCATACATTAATATGTTCACCCACAACGTATATACCACGATTGATACTAGCTTTTGTTACACCAGCAGTTTCAAGAGCCGCAGTTGCCATGCCTCTCTTAATACCTGTGGACGGGAAACTAAGATAAGAACCATTAGTACCATTGATATAACAACTATCTACAAACTCCTCTTCAGGATTATGTTTGATCTCTTTTTTCTCAGCGGCAGTCTTCTTCGCTGCACCCATAAGCAAAGTCTTTTGTGCTTTCAAAGACATTGAATTATAAATTAAAGGTGCAGTACCTATAATTTTAAAAGACACTTCTGTCTGTTGTAATGGATCAATACTTAATCCCATTTCTTTAACTGTAGTTTTTTTAGCAACCATGAGTTACCTCCTTTCGTTAAATTAAAATTAAAACTGAGGGGTATAACCATACACAAGCATGTCTTTCCACCCCTCTGGTGGTCTTTAAAACGCTCCGTTCTCCTCAAAACTTTGCGTTTTTCACCAAAGATTTTAAAAACTGCACTTTTGATACGGAAAATCCTACACTATCTTCAAACGCAGTTTTCTTATTTAAGAACTCTTCATTCTCTTCATCACTAAAAGTAATGTTTACAGAATGAGGTGTTCTTTGTTTTTTTCTCAACGATTGTCTTCTTGCATATTCTTTTGCAGACAAATCAGGACTAAGCTCAATATTATTATCTTCCATTATTTCGCCCAATCTGGCACATTGCCGTTCTGATTTTGTTGAGGTTGTGGAGTACTAGCTGGTGCAAAATTAGTTGCACTAATATATCCTGCATTATTAGGAGTTAATGGTGCAATCAATCTATTACGATCTGCATATCCATTTGTTCCTTTTTCAATACCAATTTTAACACATAGCTCCATATTGTTTAAATCCTCAATGCTATTGAGTTGTCTAGCTTGTTGTGCATTTGGTGTTGTATCATCAGGATTGATGTTACGAGCACTCTCTATAATAGAACGCATAGTTCTTAAACCAATCTCTTTGGCGACAGGAACATTACGTTCACTCATTTTATCACCATCGACAAAAATTCTATGCCAAACTTTACGTCCATTATAATCACCACCCTTGATGGTAAATACGACAGGCATCCACTTAGCCCTACCACCACCTTGTGATGCTTTGAAAAAGTTACCTCTACCAAATTCAGGGATTTCTAAACTCCCACCCTCTAGTTGCAAAGTAACTCTTGCAATAGTATTTTCTGGAATAAGTTCAAACTCTCCAGATGAACCACTACTAGGTTCTATATCATTAAAATTTATAGACATCATTTACCTCCTTCTTCTTTTAAGCTAAAGTCTAATTTTCTTTCTCCTATTGGTAGATTGCCTGACATTTTGCTAAGCAACTTACCTAGATTAGGCTCTTCAATTAATTCAAGTTTGCCTGATCTATCTTTTGCAGGATACCCCCACTCATTAAGAGTGTGACAAATAAATGCACGATAAGGTCCTGTGTCTTCAGTGCCTGGCATGATAGCCATAGTGATAACTTCATCTACAATACCTGGCAATTCTCGTCCTGTTTTAGAACCTTCTATCTGAAGGTCATAATTGGTGCGACCATAGTCATCTACTTTGCTATCAAGAATACCTACGAATATTACATTCTTATCTCTGATATGTTGTAGATGTGTTAGCCAAGACATCATCTCTCGACCTTGCATACCATAGACAGCACGAGTATCTAAACGACCACTTGATGTCTTACAATCGGGTTGACCTTGACACCATTGAAAACAAAGACGACCAGCAACAGTAATACTATCTATAAAGATGTTATCAAACTTTGATAGCATCTCTGTAGGATTGCCATACTCTTGGCAAACTCTTTCGTAATGACTAGCTGAATATATTTGATCTTCGTTTAATGCAGGATTTGCACCTCCAAGATAACATGCAAAATCACGACATTCTTCCCATGTTCTGGGTCGAATAACGTCTATGGGCCACCCTTGTATAGCGGCATCTCCTGCCTCTAAATCCATAAACAAAGTGGTTTCTGATGGCAGTGTGCGAACAAGAGTAGTCTTGCCTACACCACTAGACCCACCAATAACTATTTTATGTCCTCGTTTTTCTTTGAGCCGAGTTTCAGCATCTATAATTTTAAATACCATTACTCAATCTCCTCAAAAGTTACTTTGATACCTTGAAGACTAACTGTTCTAAATTCCTTTAACTTTTCCTGCACCTCTGGTACAGCATTAGCAAATTTAGCCTCTGGAACAGTGATGCTAACTTTAGCATAGTGAGCTGCATCTTGTGGTGGCAAAGTTTCTAAGAAATCTCTTAAACCATCTTTCTCCCAATCCACCTTCTTACGCATCTCAATTTTTATTTTGTAATTATTTTCGATTAAAGTTGCAGTGCCAAAATCTTTACCTTCTTGTTTTAGCATCTCTTTAGCAGTATCAGAATATCTGCTCTCAAGTGATTTGTTAAAATCCTCCAACTCTTTCTTGGCTTGTTCGTACTTACGAACTAAAGTTTCTTTATGCGTTGCCAAGCTCTCTGCGATAGTAGCTATTGCTGTCATAAATCCTCCTTCCTGTTAAATGA